GTTAAAAGAAGAAAATCTACTTTACTAATCTGTATTGGTGAAAGTTGGACTTATGGAGATAACTTTGCTCCACACGTACAAAGTGGGCAAGGCATAGATGATCCTTTTTATAGACTTAATAATTGTTTCGCAGGCTATTGTGCAAAGATGCTCGATGCTGATCTTTTGCTGTCGGCAGTTCCGGGCAACTGTAATCAAAATATGATGCACGACCTTGATAGGTTATTAGAAGAATATAATACCAAATATGAAACAATACGTGTTATATTTCAATTAACTAGTCCAGGAAGAGATAGTTCTGAAACTTACGATTGGTACTCAAACCTTAAAGGATATGATTTTTTATTTACAAGTAAAATTCAAGTAGATCCAAAAGCATCAACAAAGGAATGGTTTGAACTTTATGACCAAATGATGCTGGAAGAATTTGATCGAATTTTAAAATCATACGTAAATGTAGATGGGTTAATTTGGAAAAACTTTAACGAATTTCTGGTTGACTTTTCTAGCGATTCGTTTATAATAGTAAAATGTCCATGGGTAAGACATTGTGCTATGATGCATGGTAAACAAATTGAATTACCCTGGTGTAACGAAGCAGGTTGGTGGACCCAACACTATAAGAGATTTGGTAACTTTGAATACAATACAGAAATCATGACGAAGGATCTAGATAAACTAAATGAATCAACAGATCTACTTAATAGAAGTAGCATTAACGGATTTCATCCTAAAGAAAGTTATCATATGCTTTGGGCAAGTCATTTAATATTTAACAGCACATGGGTTTAAAATGAAGTATGTACTAGTAGACACAGCAAACACTTTCTTTCGTGCAAGACACGTCATTAGAGGCGATCTTGATACTAAAGTAGGTATGGCTTTTCATATTACATTAAACAGCATTAAAAAGGCATGGAATGACTTTGATGCTGATCATATTGTATTTTGTCTAGAAGGTCGTAGTTGGCGTAAAGATTTTTACGAGCCTTATAAACGTAATAGACAAGAATCTCGTGATGCACTTACAGAATCACAACAAGAAGAAGAAAAAGTCTTTTGGGAAACCTTTGACGAGTTTAAAGACTTTGTAACTACAAAAACAAACTGTACAGTATTACAACACCCTGAACTAGAAGCAGATGATTTAATTGCTGGTTGGATTGATTATCATCCTGATGACGAACACGTAATTATTTCTACTGATGGTGACTTTGCACAACTTATTAGTCCCAAAGTTACACAATACAACGGTGTAAGTAATACAATTATTACACACGAAGGTTATTTTGACGACAAGAAGCGAGAGCCTATTGTTGATAAAAAGACAGGTGAACCTAAAGAAGCACCTAATCCTGAATGGCTATTATTTGAAAAATGTATGCGTGGTGATACAAGCGATAACGTGTTTAGTGCTTATCCAGGTGTACGTAAAAAAGGTACTAAGAACAAAGTAGGTATGCTTGAAGCATTTGCAGATAAGAGTACAAAAGGATACAATTGGAACAACCTAATGTTACAACGTTGGGTTGATCATGAAGGCGTTGAACATAGAGTTCTTGATGATTATAATCGTAACGTATTACTTTGTGATCTTAGGGCACAACCTGAGAACATTAAAGAAAAGATTAAGAACACTATACAAGAAAACGCACAACCAAAAACTATTCAGCAGGTTGGACTTAGATTAATGAAGTTCTGTGCTATTTACGATATGCAAAGAATTTCAGATAATGCACAACAATATGCTGAACCATTACAAGCGAGGTATCCAGTATGACATCTTTAAAAGCAAACGAAATTTTAAAAAACAAGTTTTGGATTATTGAAGATAATAACGATAATAAATTAGGTACATTGTCTAAAGATGCAGACAATAGATTCATGTACAGTTGCGATACAGGAAGTTATCTGTACGATAATAAAACACAAGTTGAAAAGAAACTAGGCGGTATTGTTTGGAATAAAACTACAATTAGTGACAGTAACCCTGCATCAAAAGAAATCTATGGATTGCCAACTAGTACAGTACCATATAACGAAATGTATGATGTAAAACGTAAGTTTGGACTATTTACAAAAAGTAAAAAGTCTAAAAGTTTATATTGTGCAGGTTATTTTTGTATTCATTTTGAAAAGGGTTGGGTTAAGAGTTTTTGTCCTAAATTAGTAACACTTGAAAAATATGAATATAGCGGTCCATTTAAAACAGAAATGGAAATGCGTTCGGAGTTAAGTCGTGTCAACCGTTAAACCATTAAACACTATACCTTTACAACAGTTTATAGATCGTGTTAAGGGTGCTGATGCAAGTAAAGCACCTGAAGTTAAATTGCCTATAGCAGATGCTAAAGCATTGGCTTTGACACTAGGATCTATAATGTCTAGATTACATGGTGATCTAGAGAAACTAGTCTACGAAAAGAACAATACAGAAGAAGTCATTAACGTTACCGTCGACGGCGGTAGCACAGACTGGAAATAAACTACGCATATTACTCTCTCTTTTGGATAAATACATTAGTGAGAGAAAAGATATGAGTAGACCAAAACCAACAGTTCTTTTAGAACACGTTAATAAAAAAACATACAGGACTGAGCAAGTGCTTCAGGCTGAAGCCATTTGGGCTGTGTTTTATCAGAACAAACCATTCAATTTAAAGTCAGCAAATATGCTAACTAACTATCCCGGACCAAAATATAAGAAAGTGTCTTTTTCGAATCCAGGACACGCACACAACCTAGCAAAGAAATTAAACGATATGTTTAATTGCAGTGATTTTGATGTAGTCAAACTCACCCAAGGCGAAATAGTAAAAGAAG